GTTCATTTTCTACGTGTTCCTTACAATCCGCTCTAACTTTAGACAAAATGAATTCAATATTTTTGTTAGTTAATATTGTACACATCATCTTACCGATCCAGCCACCATGTCCATAAATTAATATTTTCATTATAATTTTATATACAAAATTTTTTTTATGTTTTATTTTATAGATATATATAACACAGAATGGTGGTAAAATTGCTGATTACAGGTGGTTGTGGATTTATTGGATCAAACTTCATTAATTACATATTTGATGAAGATAAATATGAAATAGTTAATATTGATGCTATGTATTATTGTGCTTCTGAAAAGAATGTGGATGAAAAAATACGTAAAAGTGATAAATATCACATGGTAAAAGGAAATGTATGTAGTGATGATATTGTAAATTATGTGCTTAACAAGTATAATATCACTCATGTTATTCACTTTGCGGCACAATCACATGTTCAAAATTCGTTCGATGATTCCATTCAGTTTACCAAAGATAATATATTAGGTACGCATATTTTATTAGAATGTTGTCGTAAATATGGTAAAATTGAACGATTTATCCATGTATCTACAGATGAAGTATATGGCGAATCTATGAATAGCGTAGAAGAACAGCATAAAACTGAGCACTCTATTTTATGTCCAACCAATCCATATGCTGCAACAAAAGCAGGAGCAGAATTAATAGCTCAGTCGTATAATCATTCGTATAAAATGCCCATAATTATTACACGTGGTAATAATGTATATGGCCCAAACCAATATCCAGAGAAGCTCGTGCCTCTTTTTATAAAACAACTACAAAATGACGAAAAGGTGACAATTCAAGGCGAAGGCACTGCAGTTCGTGCTTTTTTACATGCGTATGATACCGCACGTGCGTTTGAACTTATTTTATTGAAAGGTAAAATAGGAGAAATTTATAATATAGGGTGCGATGAAGATATGGAGTATGATGTAATGTCTGTAGCAAAGATGATGATAAAAATGATAAAAAAAACGGATGATCATGATAAATGGGTACGTTATATTGCCGATAGACCTTTTAATGACCAGCGATACTATATTAGTAACCAAAAGTTAAAAGATTTGGGTTGGAACGTAACCATTAATTTTGAAGATGGATTAAAACAATTAATTTAATAACATAATATGTAGTATATTATTAAATTACTTAGATGGTAATATTTAATTTACTTAGTTGTGTTTGAATATAAGGAGGTAATGTAACTACTTGTCCGCGCTTATATATTCGTCCTTCTTTTATACCACTCGTTTTAAAGTGATGTTTTATTTGCGTAGCATTAGTTAAATGAAATAAATCATTGTGTAAGGAGGTATAAACATTTGGATCGAAATCGTCAGGTAAAGTAGTAGTATTATACAAAGTGGTCATCATACTTTTAATTTTAATGATGGGATAATTTAATTTTTCTATGTATATTTTCTTATAAGGTTCAATAAAATGAATATTAATAGGTCTTTTCTCTTCAAATAATCCATTTTTATTAGTGAACAATTCATGTGATTTCATCTCAAGATTTGTAATAATATTGTATTGAGTTAATGATTGATCAGTTTTATTCTTATTAATAAACGATTCATATAAATTATTTATTTTTATTAAACCACTATAGTTATAGATTCGCAGAAAGTCTGTATAATGATATCTGCTTTCATTGCTTATCAGAATGCTCTGCATCTCATAATTAAAATCCATAAAATTTGAAAGAACGCATGGTTCTTTAATGAATAAATATGAATCATTTGTTAGAATGAAATGCTTATAATGAATTAGTGTCGAATAATATTTATTAATAGTATAATTCCATTTACTATGACATACAAAGCAATCATTTTTAACATAATGAAAATCTATCATATTTTTGTTATTTGAAAAAATGGAATAAATTTTTTTCTCTATATTTGTATTTGAAAAGTCATCTGAATTACAAATGACTATTTTTTTTGACATCTGAATAAAAATACTTATATTGCGAATTAAGCACTGTACTTTCAGTTCTGAATTAGTGTGACATGCTATAATAACCAATGTTGCGTTTTGTTCTATTAAATTTATATTATTTGCCAACAATAGTTCATTACTTGTTATAGTAGATGGACTTTTCATATAGGAATAATTGATTTGATTCTCTATGAATTTTGTTCTATGCGAGACTTCATTAGAATATGGAAGAATACAAATACGTCCCTTATTTTTGTGTATAACATTAAATACTAATCGTTCAAATACATGTTCAATTTGACTATCCGCTAACCCTTTATATCCAAGTTTTGTTTCGAAGTTATTACCATGTAGATTACGTTTAATATATTCATTATAGATATTTTCTGTATTTAAATGAAATAAATTATAATATATCATAACCCAATGCGCATCGAATGAGTTTTTATAATTTAATATGTTGTAGAATTCTAATTTATATAAATAATTAGCTGTAGCATGAGACAAAATAAAATTATTACCTTCTGAAAATAGTGCGACCTCCTTATCTAAATCTAATAAATCACAAAATTCGTCGAACATAGTCTTATTTCGCACATGACGTGCGGATGGAAATTGTGTATTTCCAGCGAATTGGTCATTAAGTACGAGGTGATAATAATCTCCATTTAAAATCAGAGGAGGAAAATATCCATCATATTCATTGCGTTCGATAGATTCTAATATAAATGATAAATTGTCAAAGAATGGATTGAAATATTGTGCCCTTTTATTAGAATCACTTTTAGAATGTAAAAATAACATGTAGTCGTACTTAATTTTTAACCTATTAAGATGGTTAACCGCTATTATTTTTCCACCAATATCCATACCTTTATTTTGTATTTTTAGTATTATACAATTGTTATATCTAACATTTGGGGTTCCAAATGAATATGTAACTATAATAATTGGTATATGTTGTTGTATAATTGTTATAAATTTCCCATACATTTGGTCAAATTGGTTAATATCTAAGCAATGAAGATGTGCAACTATTTTAAATGGTTTGTTACACAAATCATCTATTGAATATATTAATTTATATATAACATTTCCTTCCAGTTTAACTAAATTTAATTTATACTTGTGGTATATAAATGGAAATTTGCTATATATTGTAGTATCGTCATGTATATTATATTTTAGAGCAATAGAACTATTCTCCACATCGTCAATGAGTAGTTTTGTATTGCTTACTTTGGAATATTTAAGTTGTAATCTATTTAATATATCTATATTATGCACATCTTTTGGATTGTATGGGGTATAATATGATGTTCTTTTATCAATTTGTAATTGCTTCATAGTTTGTATTAATTTTGTAGCACTATTATGAGAATTCTCTGTTGTATAAGTATTATCATATAACACATTATTCCATCTTATATCGTGTGTTGCGCTGTTCCGTATAAAATACTCAATATAGTCATATATAGAATTACCTGCGTATTTCATTAATAGACAATTATTAGTAAGTGTAGTTATATTACATGATTTAGATGATTCAACGCAGCAAATTCTATTCTCATTTTTACCAAACTGAATATAATGGTTAAAATAATGATATGTATAATAACAGATGTCTATTAAATCTATATTAAATATGATATAAATATCAATACTAAAATGTGGGTTTATAGCGAGAGCCTTATCGCGTATATCTTTCATTTTTAATGAGTAGAATAAATCATTATCAAGTTTGTTTATAAATAGAGTTTCGTCTTTTTTCCAGCCTTTACTCAAAAGATATATCCATAATTTTTTTTTTGTTATGAGAATATTAACTTGTTCCCTATATTTTCTTACATATTCCTTTAAATTTTCTTTCTCAAAAAAAATGGATTTTAAATGTTTATATTCATCATTAATCATTAATAAATATAAATATAAAAAAAAACACAAATTACTTTATTAAAGATTTTAAATTATTTACTACATTCTTAGTAAGGGTCGTAGAACTATCCAATTCGTTCTTTTTTTCTATTATATTATTAATATCATCTTCTAATTTACTAATAAAATCCACTAATTTATCATTAATTTCTTTATACTTATTTTGTGAAATTTGACGTATCATACTTATTTGATTTTCTTCTTCTTGTTTTATTACCAATCTATCGTTTTGAACAGTTTGTGTATATTCAGAAATGGTTTTTTCCATTATATTCATATCGTTGGTATTTTTTTCTTTCATTAATTCATCTTTATTTATAATAGCTATTTCTACATTTTGTATTTCTGTATCATTTATAATTTTACTATCCTCTACTTGTTTATATAAATCTTGTAATTTTTGATTATTTAACTGTTGTATTTTATAACGCTTATTATTTTCGATATTTTTCATATTTTCTAATTCTGTATGTATTTGTGCGTTACGTTTGTCTATTTTATTTTGGTTTTCAATCGAAAGTTTTTTTAATTCTTCATTAATTTGATTATTTCTTTGTTTTTTTATATTATCTATAGTTGATTTACTGGTTTGTATATTTTGTTTCTTTCCATTAAAATACCAATGTTTTGAAGCATCTAATTCATTTGATATATTTTCTATATTATTTACAGTTACATAGAATTTCCAATCAAAATTTATAGATCTTGCTTCCATTAAAATAACGTTGTTCTTAAACTTGTAAAAATCATCATTATGTTGACTATTTTCAAAAACAGTTAATAATTGTTGATATCCTTGTGTATTCGCATGATGCCATGCTTGATTTATAGTTAAATCTCTTGATAGTTTATGTATAGTAACGTAGTATAATGCTACTTTATTAAATAATTCTTTAAAAAATAATTCATTTTTATAAATAGTTTTAATATCCATAATATTATATATTAATAATAGATTTTTAATATATACATAAAAAAAAAACATACACTTTTTATTTTGTTTTATTTTGTTTTATTTTGTTTTATTTTGTTTTATTTTGTTTTATTTTGTTTTATTTTGTTTTATTTTGTTTTATTTTGTTATTTCGCACTGGTAAGT